ATCAAAAGGGGATGTCGTCGTCGAAGTCTTCGAGGCTGTCCGGGTTGGACACGGGATGGGCCGCGCGCTGCGGCGGCGGCTTCTGCTGCCCGCCCGGCGCGCCGCCGCCCTGCCCCTTCGAGTCGAGCATCTGCATCTCGCTCGCGATGATCTCGGTCTTGTAGTGCTTCTGGCCGTCCTTCTCCCAGGAGTTCGTGCGCAGCTGGCCCTCGACGTAGACCTTGGAGCCCTTGCGCAGATACTCGCCTGCGACCTCCGCGAGACGGCCGAAGAACGTGACGTTGTGCCATTCCGTCCGTTCCTGCTTCTCGCCGGTCTGCTTGTCCTTCCACGTCTCGTTGGTGGCGATTCCGATGCTCGTGACGGCAGCACCGCCCTGCGTGTAGCGGGTCTCGGGATCGTTCCCCAGGTTCCCGATCAGCATGACCTTGTTCAGACCGCGGCTCATTGCCCTGCTCCTCATGCCAGTAGGTGAGCGGCGCAGGCATCAGAAGTCGTCCTGCGGCGCGGCGCGCGGCGGGGGCGGCTCGTAGCCATGTGCCAGCGCCTCGAAGGCCATCCGGTGCAGCTGAGCGGACACCCGATCGGTGCCGATCTCGCCGTCCCGGTTCTTGGCCGTGATCAGCTCGGCGAGCCCCTTGTCCGGGCTCAGCTCGTGGTAGACCTCGTCGCGGTAAACGAACGTGACGATGTCCGCGTCCTGCTCGATCGATCCGGAGCCGCGAAGGTCGGCCATCACGGGGCGCCGGTTCGTGCGCTTCTCGAGATCGCGATTCAGCTGGCTCAGCAGGATCACCGGGATGCCGAGTTCGCGCGCCAGCTGCTTCAGCGTGCGCGTCGCGTCGCCGAGCCGCTGCGTCTCGTTGTCCCCCTGGCCGCCGGTGAGCAGCTGCAGGTAGTCCACGACCACCAGCCGGACGCCTTCGGTGGCATGCAGGCGCCGTGCGCGCGCGCAGATGTCCAGCGCGGTCAGCGGCGCGGCGTCGTCGATCTGCAGGTTGACGTCCTTGGCGGCGCTCATCGCGTTCGTCAGGCGCGGCCACTCGTGGTCGTCCAACTTCCCGCGCTTGAACGCAGTGAGGTTGATCCGGCTGCGACGGCTGAGGTCGCGCTCGATCAGCTTGGCCACGCTCATCTCGAGCGAGAACACGAGCACGGCCGGGCCCACCGGACGCGGTAGCCGATCCGCCAGATCCGATGCGATCTGCATCGCCAGCGTGGTCTTGCCCATCGACGGTCGGCCGGCGATCACGATCAGGTCGCCGCCCTGCAGACCGTTCCAGCGTGCGTCGAGCTCGGGGATACCTGTCGGCTGGCCGATCGTCCCGCCGCTCTGACGACGGTCGAGCTCGGCCACGAAGTCGCGCAGGCCCTCGCGCATGACGACAGGCCCACCGCGCTGCGCATCCGCGCCGATCTGCATGATCCGCGACTGCGCGTCCTGCAACGCCGAATCCTTGCCCTGGAACGCGTCATCCGCGATTGCGTTGCACGCAGTAATCAGCCGGCGCAGCTCCGCGCGAGCGCGGATGATCTTCGCGTAGGCGCGGGCGTTGCTGACGCCCGGCGTGGCGTCCACCATCTCGGACAGGTAGCCCACGAGATCGGCGCCGCGGTGCAGCCGCTCTGGCATCAGCGCCAGCCGATCCGCCAGGGTCAGCAGGTCCAGACCGCCGCGGCCGTCCATGACCTCGCAGATCGCCCGCCAGGCCAGCCGGTGGTCCTGGCGCCAGAAGTCCGCCTCGTTGACGGCGTCCGCGACGTCCCAGAACGCCGACTCCGACAGCAGCACGGCGCCGATAACGGCCTGCTCGGCTTCGACGCTGTGCGGCGGCATTCGCACGATCCGCGGGGCGGGGTCGGCGGCAACGGTCATCGAGTCCCCCCCATCGGCGCAACGTGCCGACACTGGCCGGGGTCGCAATACGTGTGCTGCCTCGCCTTGAGCAACTCGTCCTCGCGCAGCAGCCAGTCCAGCCGCAGCCGGAATGGCTGACCGTTGCTCTGCAGCTTGCGGCCGGTGAGGTAGGCGGACTGCGCGAGGTGTTCGAACAAGCGCGCCCAGAACGCCGGATCGGGATCAGGCGCGCGTCGGTCACGACGCATCTCGGCGACCCGGCAGCCGAGGTTCATGCGCATGCTCGTCGAGAGGCCCTTGCATTGGACGGCCAGGGTGCCGGCGAAGGCCGAGTTGAACGCGTCGACGACCTGCTCGCCGATCTGCCATGCGCTCAGGCTGTTCGGTTCCGTGTTCGGGTTTTCATCGGCGGACGGCGAAGGCGGTTGCGCGCCTGCGCGCGTCTCCTCCCGTTCTAACCCGTTCTTCCCGTTCGTAGGACACGTGTGTCCGGGGTTGCGGACGCCTGTGTCCGGGGTTGCGGACGCCTGTGTCCGCCCTGACAAATTGTCCGCCCGGACGCCTGTGTCCGCCCCCTCACCGTCCGTGCCGACCCAGGACAAATTGTCACCCCTGACGCCTGTGTCCGGGGTTTGGCTGGTCTCCGGAACGTGTCGATCCGATGTCCAGTTCAACTGGTAGAGCGTTCGACGGCCGTCTCGATACACCCGCGCCAGCACGTCCATGTCCTCCAGGCTGGCAAGGATCCGCCGCACCGATCGCTCCGTCATGATCGCCTCTTCAGCAATGCCGGTGACGGATGGATCGCAGACGTCGTTCTTCCCGTGGTGGGCGTCCGCCAGCAGCATCAGAACGAGCTTCTGACCGCTGTTGTCGGTACGGACACGCTTCGCCCAAGCGACGGCCCTGATGCTCATCAGTTCCCCCGTGAAACCCCGGCCTTCAGGCCGGGGAGGTAGAGGGGCGACCGCGCAGCGGTCGTAGCCTTTGCGGGTGCCCCGAGTTGCGAATAACCGTATCCGTCGGCACGCTGAACGACTGTGCAGTACCGATGCGATATGCCTTGAACAACGCCTTCGGCAGTCTGGATGTTGAAGCTGCCCGTGGCGCGAACCGCTGCGCGCCCGACGTATGAGCCGACTTTCTTGCCTTGGGTGACCTCGGCTTTCACCCTGTCGCCCGTCTGGAAGCCTTTAATTCGTTTCTTCCGCGTGAGGTAGCCTCGCGGAAATCCATACTTGTCCAAGCGGGTTCGCCGATAGCTTCCTCGTCCCGTGGCCTTAATCGCGAGCGTTGGTTTCTGCCAGTCGGCAACCGCATCCGTCGCGCCGACGCATACGGCGTCCAGTGCGTGCGTCTTCGGCATCGACAGGCGCGAACGGTTGAACTTCGTCAATCCACCTGAGCCGGTCGTTACCGGCAATCCGGTCGCTTTCAGGGCGTTGAATAGCGCCCAGCGGGTGGTATTGACGGCCGCCGCATCCTTGAGCGGGCGTTTGGCTTGCGCCAGAATCCGTTCCAGGCGCCTCGGGTCTTTCGCGAGAAAGGCTTTAACGTCCTGCGCGCCTTTCTTGTGGTTACACGGCTGGCACGCCAGCGTCAGGTTGCCGATACGGTTGCTGCCACCCTTGGCCTTCGGGTGGATGTGCTCGACTTGCAGCGGCGTGTCCTTCGCCCCGCAGTACGCGCATTCCCGTCCCCACTTTTCGAGCAGATATTCGCGGGTTTCGTACCCGGCCAAGGTGCCTTGCTGGTACTCGACGCCAGCGATTTCCGGGTTTTCCATTTGCTGCATGTCGAAGCGCACCAGTTCTTGCGCGATGCCGGTGACGGGTGCCAGCCGTTGCAAGCGGGCCACCCAGGCAACGGTCGTATCGACGCGATGCTGCAAGCTCGGGGCGAGCCATCCCTTGGCTTTGTTGCCCCGATTGAGGAACCGGGGTGCCCGATAGCGAAGGTTCCCGCGACGACGGCGACGCATCTGCCGGCGAGCCGTAAGCGCCTCGCTGATCTGCCGGCCGCGATGGGCCAGTTCGAACAGGCTGAGGACGTGCGCGGTGACCGTCACTTCGCCGGTTTGCGCATCGGTCGATTCGCTTTCGCGTACCAACGCGATACCCGTCGTTTTGCTGCCCGGATCGAGCTTGATTTCGACGGGCTGCAACGCCGAATGCTCGACGCGCCGATCTACTAGGCGAATCGAGAACGGCATCAGCCGATGCACCCGCGCCCGGCCGGATTCGAGCAGCTTGCGCGCCCGTTTCTCGCTGCACGGCATCAGCGGTTGCTTTCGTTTGTCCAACACTAAAACGGCCATTTGCTTCTCTAAAAATGCCCTTACGGGCCTTGTAACAGAGCCTTTCGGCTCGCTCCCTTCGACAATGTTGCACAGCAGCTTCGGCTCTTGCGAGCCTTG